GAATGACCCTGATCACCCAGGTTGATTCCGACAAGTATCTAAAAAAGATGAAGAAGGAAGATCAGAAAAAGGACCATAAATAAACAATAAATTGTCTTATTGTGCCTAGTCAACAGTCTTTTAAAGATTTAAAGGTCACCTTCAAGCCTCATCCTGTGACTGGGGATTTGATGGTGACCAAAGATGACGCTGCTATCAAGCAGGCAGTTGTCAATCTGATTATGACTGAACCTGGCGAACGACCTTTTGAACCGAATCTAGGGTCTTCTATTTCAGGATTGTTATTTGAAGCACTTGATTATGCTACGGCAGCATCAGTTGATAATGAGATTAGAAGAACCCTAGATCGGTACGAACCACGTATTATCGTTGAAGGTCTGGATGTAGAACCTAGTTTTGAAGACAATGCATTCAATGTGCATCTATCGTTTAGAATTATTGGTCGCCAAGATTCTCCACCAGTAGATGTTAACTTCCTCCTCCAGAGAACTCAATGAAGTACATTCAGGTAAATAATCTAGACTTCCAGGATATCAAAACTGCGCTCAAAGATTACTTGCGAGCGCAGACTGATTTTACTGATTTTGATTTTGAGGGTTCTGTCTGGAGTAACCTGCTAGATGTTCTAGCATATAACACGTATTACACCGCGTTCAATACGAACATGGTGGTAAACGAGATGTTTTTGGAGTCTGCTACACTCCGAGATAATGTAGTATCACTTGCAAAGCAACTTGGATACAAACCAAAGTCTGTTGTATCTCCGCAGGCAACGGTAAATTTCCAAGTCAACTTTACAGGAACTTACCCTTCTACGATTACTTTGAAGAAGGGCACGGGATTCGTCACGTCATTTGACGATAAGATCTATCGCTTTGTCACTATTGATGACCAGAAAGTGGGTGTCATCAACGGACAAGCAGTATTTGAGAACGTTGATTTGTACGAAGGTTCCGTAATTACGGAGACTTTTACTCGTAATACCTCATTAACCAATCAAAGATTTGCGCTAGGTAACCCAAATGCGGACACCAGCACACTTCGTGTCAAGGTTTTCCCAGTAGAAGGCGCAACATCATTCAGATATCTTAATCAGATCAACAATATTATTGACATCGGCGCATCTGATGGTATCTTCTATGTTGACGAGACTCTGGATGAAAGATATGAGTTATTCTTTGGTGATAACGTAATTGGCAAAGCATTAGAGAATAATGAGTTTGTTGAGGTCTCTTACCTAGTATCATCTGGATCTGCTGCTAATGGTGCTGCTGTATTCACGTTCAGTGGCGTTCTAGTGGATGATGCTGGTATCTCTTACCCAAATACTATCAGCAACGTTGTAACCCTTTCTAGCGCCAATGGCGGTGCTGACATTGAATCGATTGATAAGATCAAGTTCAATGCTCCTAAACTATATGCCACCCAGAACAGAGCGGTGACTGCGGGAGACTATGGTGCAATCATTAGACAGATCTACCCTGCAGTATCCGATATCATTACTTACGGGGGAGAAGAGGAAAGATACCCTGAATTTGGTAAAGTAAAGATCGTCATCAAACCAGAGAGCGGAGCTACACTCTCTAGTGTGACGAAAAAACAAATTATTGAGAAGTTAAAGGACTATGCTGTTGCGTCAGTCACTCCAGAGATCAAGGATCCTTCTATCCTTTATCTAGAGCTGGACAGCAAAGTAAACTTCAGCACAAGAGTTACCAATCAGTTCCCTGACGATATCAAGTTCAAAGTCACTAATGGCGTAGAACAGTACACTAAACTCTCTGGCACTGAAAAATTCAATGGTAAGTTTAGATATAGTAAGTATGTTGGTGTAATTGATAATGCAGATCCATCTATTACATCTAACAGCACTACTGTTATGATGAGAAAGGATTTCTATCCACAGATCAATACTTCTACTTACTACGAACTCTGTTTCCAGAATTCATTCAAACTGTCTTGTCCAGAGGACGGACCTGTTGTTATGTCAACAGGTTTCAAGGTTACTGCCTATCCTAACTTTGTCGTTTACTTTGAGGACAGGGATGGCAAAATCGTCCTATATAGATTGGATCCTGGAACAGGTGAAAAGATTGTCCTGAACGACAATATTGGTGATGTTGATTATGAAGAAGGTGAAATCAAACTGTATGATGTAACCATTTTGCAGGGAACCTTCTTTGATAACAGAATCTCGGTTCGAGTGATCCCTCGTAATAACGACATTAACGCATCTAGACACATGTATCTTGATCTAGATGTTGCCAATAGCAAGTTCGCGGTATATCCAGAGTAATTAGATGAGTACACAGATTTCGGCTCTAATCGAAGATCAGCTTCCTGGGTTTATTGTTTCTGAATACGAAAACTTTTCGGCAGTTTTAGGAGCATACTACCGACAGCAAGAGTCTGTTGGACAACCTCTTGATATTATTCACAATATCACGAAATATCGTGATATCGATTTTTACGAGAAGAATTTACTAAAAGAGTCTACTACAGTTGCTTTGACTGTAAATGCTTCTGCTACGACTCTTGTAGTTGCTGATGCCACTGCATTTCCAAAAAGAAACGGGTATATCAGAGTTGGCACCGAAATCTGTTTTTATAAAGAGAGAACAGACACAGAATTTTTAGATGTCTCTAGAGGAGTAAGTGGAACAACTATTCTCGGAGACTTACACAATGAGTCTACATTCGTCTCTACAGAGGCAGTAGACCACTATGTTGGGGAAGATGTACACAACTTGAGTCATCTTTTCTTGTATGCCTTTGTGAGAGCATTTGAGCGTGAATACCTAGTTGACTTTCCAGAAGCATATTTAAAAGGTGATGTAGATAAGCGACTCCTAATTAAGAACATCGGAGACTTCTACAAAACCAAGGGTGGTGATAAGTCTATCAGATTCATCTTCAATACTATTGTATCGAAGAGTGCTGACGACATTCCTACCACATATTATCCAAAAGATCATACTGTAAAGGTATCGGAGTCTGATTGGTCCGCTGCATTTGCGGTACAAGCAATTATTTTGAGTGGAGATGCCAATGATTTGATTGGCAAGACGATTATTCAGCAAGCAGACAGCAATTCTGTCAATTCTCCTTATGCATCTGCTAATGTCGAGAATGTCATTCAAATTGGTAGAGTAGGTGACTATGGTCTATTCAATTTAATCATCGACCCAGTTTCTGTAAACGGTGATTTCGCAATCCCTCAAAAGACAGTGCTGGACAGGGTTTTGGGCACCGCTCTCACTACTGGTGATACCGTCACTGTAGACTCCACTATGGGTTGGAGTGGTCAAGAAGGATTCCTGCAAATCAATGGAGAGATCATTGAGTACGAAGGAAAGACTGCGAGACAATTCACTATCAAAGAACGTGGAACTATCACCAGAATTCATAATGTTGGTGATATTGTAACTAGTTATTCTAATGTAAGAAGTGGCAATGTTAGTTTACTGTTGTACGGCATTCTAACAAAGCTTTCTCCCGATCAAGTATATGCTTACTCTCAAAAGGGAGATAAGATTCAGATTTCCAAACCTGGATTTGAAACTAGAGATACTATCATCTATGATGAAGAATCTAGAAATGTAAGATGGAAAGTCAATACTACTGGTGCTTATCCTTCGGTTCCTCTCAATCCTGGTGTAGGTCTTCCTCTACAGAAATATCTAGCAGATGTTGGCGCAATCTATCAAGATGACCAATATTACTACATTGCTACTTCTTCATATCCTTCTACACCTATTCTTACTGGTCAGGATCAACCTAACCTAGTTGATGCTAATCAACTCAAACTTATTCCCAAAACTACTAGTACAACGACAGAAGTCTACAAAACACCATTTAGAGATATTGGTGTATTTGTAGATGGTAGTATTGCTTTTGGATACAAGAGTGAGGATCAGATTCCATACGGCAATATCCAATCTTACACATTGACCTCTAGAGGTTCTGGATATTCAAAACCACCATTTATTTTGATCAACGGCGAAGAGCAGATCGCTTTTTCAACTTTAGTTGGTGATACCGTAAACTCTGTAACTACTAGACTCAATAAGAACTACACAGCAGACCCTCTGGTAGAAATTGTCAGTGGACGATATGGCAAAGCAGAAGCAGTTGTCACATCTGGAGAAGTCACAAGTATTCGTTTGATTGACGCTGGTGAATATTACTCTGCACCTCCAGTGGTTGTGATTACTGACTTGGCAGGCAAAGGCAGATTTGCAGAATTTAGAGCTGTTGTCAACACAAAGGGTAAAATTACTGGATTTGATAAAATTGATGGTGGTAAATTCTACACCCAAGAAAATGTAAGGGTAGAACTTGTGGAAGAAGCAAGGAACAATCCTGCTACTGCAACTGCCACAATTTACCGTTGGGTAAAGAACCGATTTTTTAATAATTCTAATTTCATAGATGATAATGGAGGTCTTGCAATAAAAGACCTCATAGAAAATGAATTTTACTATGGAGTGGTCGCAAATCCAAAACGTTTGCGTTTTAGACTAGGGGACAATCTAACACCAACTCAATTCCAAGAGACTCCTACTTTAACACACTCACCTATTCTAGGATATGCTTATGACGGCAATCCTATCTATGGTCCTTATGGTTATAGTAACCCACTATCTAATCAGTCCTCTATTGTAAGGATGAATAGTGGTTATCAGCTCAAGAGTGAGAGAACTGATGGTCCTGTTGATGCTCCATATGATATGGGCACCTTTGTTGATGACTATGAATGGATCGCTACAGTCGATACAGGTAAGACTCGTCTTGATATTAATAATGGTAGATTCTGTGTCACCCCAGAATACCCACAGGGAACTTATGCATACTTCATCACTATTGATGCTACTAACACTCCTGTGTATCCTTACATCCTTGGAGAGAACTTCTATTCTCTACCTGTAAGATCTAACTACGAAAGTAAGGTAACTCAACAATCTATTCCTTCTACATCAGAACGTTTATTCATTCCAGGAACGTTAAAGAATGGATCTGGAGAAATTGCCTTTGTTGATGCGGTAAGCACTGGATCTGTTAATAGTGTAACTATCGAGGATTCTCAACCCACATTCCAAGTCGGATCCAGAATTTACGTAGATGATAGTGGTACTGGAGGATCAGGTGCTTCTGGTATTGTTGCATCTACTTTTGGAAAACCTGTTACTAGTATTGAGTCCAGAGAGACTAAAGCATCTTTACTGACGACTCTTTCGGATTTCTATGCTTTTGAGAATGACATCATTACACAAGAGACTACTGGTGCTACTGGAGAAGTTATCAGAGACATCAGTGAAGAACTTACAGTTGCTGTAAGAAATGTCACAGGAACTTTCCAACCTGGATATGAGATTAATTCCTCAACCCAAGTAATTAACCTGCTCCTATCACAAAATAGTTCTTACACAGCAGGCGCAACACTAGCTCTTGTTTTGTTTGAGGATCCTACCACTGAAATTGCTACTGGAGAGATCTTAACTCAAACTGTTGAACAAAATGCAGTAAGATTGAAAGTTACGAGTGGTGATTTTGATGATTATCTAGATTATGCAGAAGGAGAAGTAATTCTCAAAAGTTCTGACCTAGGTAACACTGCAGGAACAGAAATTGTAATTATCAATCAGTTGAGCAGAGGTATTAACATCACTGATGTTGATGAATCTATTGCTATTCTGTCAACAGAGGGAAATCATGATTTTGGTACTGGTGATATTGTTGATATCACTGTTGATCCAGATCCTGCTACTACAGAAACTACTTATTACGTAACCAAGAAGAAGTTCCAAGAGGCAACCTTAATTCCAAATGAGTATCGTGCAAAGATCGACGATACTGGTATTGGCAAGTCTACTGTGCTTGGTTTAGGAAAAGATTACTATGCTGGGGATTATGATGATGTTCCTCTAGTATTTGCTAATTCATCTCTGTCTAGATCTGACGTTGTTGCAGCAAAGGCATCTATAACCGTAGAGTCCACTAATTTTGATAACAGCGGCAACATTGGTAATATTCTCATCACTGATGCTGGTGCAAACTATGAGATTGATGATATCTTGACAATTGATCCTACTGCTATTCCAAAAGTAGATGTTAGTGATCTAGATACTGCACCAACTCTAACGATGGAGTATCTGAATGAGCAGGAGGTTGATTCCTATCAGCAGAAAAGATTCTTTGTTGATGAAGCAGATTATCCAACTTTGATTGCTGCAATGCCAGAATTGGGAGGATTCTTCCAAAATGATGCTGGTGGAACTAACCTTATCTACATTTCTAAAGATGACGATAATTTTGCCATCACTTACTTTGTTGCTGATACCGAAGGCGAAGATTTAACCACTAGTGACACTATTGGTGGAGTTGCGATTACCAGTGTTGATACATATAATCCTCCAGGCACTCCTAAACCACAATTTAGGTTTAATGACGAAAATGGTAACGAAAACCCTAGTTATGAGTTAAGAGTTGGATCTACCTTTACTCTACAACCAATTGGCGGACATGAAATTCATATTGTATCTGATATAGAACTGGGTCTTAAAGATGATGGGGTTGCTCTATTTACTATTGAGTACACTGTTGCTGCTGGTGTTACTAACAGCGGTTCCTTTTTAGAACCGATTACTTTTGTACCTGAAGTTCCTGGTGTATATGAATATGTCTGTATAACACACCCAGAAGCTCGTGGAACTATTACTGTATATCCAGCACCAAGTGCTGCTGGTCCACTACTTAATGTCGATGCAGTTGGTTTTGGTGTTGACAGAACAGACCTAAATGTAACAAACACTTTTGCAGCATCTGTTGGTGATCTAGTAAATGTTGGCAGTGAGATCGTTAAAATTACTGCTGTAGATACTGTTAATAAAAACATTTCTGTAGACAGAGCACAAGAGGGAACTACCAGAGTAAATCATCTTAATGAAAAAGAAATATTCTCTTACTTACCAAATTATAGATTTACACCTGGATCAAGAATTGGTTCTGGTGTTAATTCACCAGTCGTGGTTTCTTATGATCCAGAAACCAAAAAACTAATTGTAAACTGGGATTACAACGCAACTGCCCCAGTTCCTCTTACTACTGTATCTTCTGTTGTTGATAACAGCACTCCAGAAAAAATTGTCACGATTGGTAATGTAAGCGATGTTCGTGAGAAACTGTTGTTCTCTCTGGACAACAATAGCTTCTTAACTAATCCTATTGTAGATATCCAGAAGTATTACTTCTACAAGTTTGATGTCAGTCATCCTTCGATGCTGAACTCTTACCTTGACATCTCCACTAGTCCAAACTTCAATGTCTTTACAGAAGAGAAAGAAGTTGGATTGACTGAACCTGGAAATCCTGGAGCATTTGTTAGAATCAGACTTGGTTACGGTGCAAACATTGGAGAACAAGAAAGAAAAGATGTAAACTTCACAAGTTACTACTATTTCTTGACCTCTTCTACAACTGATACCGAGGGATCTTATCTTCGTATTGTTGATGATCCTCTTGCTGGCAGAAAAGAGGTTTCTTATACCACAGACACTAAAATTGTCTACAAACTTCAAGATGCTCCACAATACGATGGAACTGGCGACATTTCATATACAGGTAGATCTGTTGGTAAGATCCATTCGATCAAACTAGACAATCTTGGATCTGGGTACGAGAAACTACCCACTATTAAAGGTGTAGTTCCTGCAGATGGATATAAAGCAGTTGTTAATGCTGTGAGAGATGCATCTACAAATAAGATCATTTCTATCGATATTGTATCACCTGGTCAAGCGTACTCCAAACCAGAAGTTGTTGTCTCTTCTGGATTGGGAAGTGGTTTAAAAGCAGTTGCTGACTTGGAAAATGGTATTGTAACCCAGGTTAGAATTTTGGAACCTGGCAACTATACAACCACACCATCTATTGAAATTATTGAAACTGATAATAAGTTGTTCTTTAATTCCAATGATATTGGTATTCCACAGAATGTCAGTTTTGTTGCAAATGGATCTGGATTCCATACCGACCAAACAATTAAATCAAATTATTACACGCCAGATGTTTTTATTCTCGACAACTTTGAATTAGATGCATTTAGACCTGGAGAAACTATTGAACAAAAAGTCAATGGTATTATCGTTGCCCAAGGTGTAATTGCTCCTGATGGTTGGAGAGTTGGATCTAACATTATGCGTCTCCAAGATATTGTTGGTGTCTTTAAAGAAGGTCAAACAATTCTTGGAAAGAGTAGAAAGAAGACTGCTCGTATCCAAAGAATTAATAGATCTTCGTTCTCTACAGACATTGTAACTAGAGAAAGAACCATTGGTAGATTTACGTCTGATAGAGGAAAGGTAAGTTCTAATAATCAGAGAATTCATGACTCTGATTTCTATCAAGACTACTCTTATGTGGTTAGATCTAGAACACCAATCAAGCAATGGCGTGATGTAGTCAAAGACACTACGCACCCTGCAGGATTTAAGATGTTTGGTGAGATCTATCTAGACTCCGAGGGTACATCTGATATGCCATCTGATCAGAAGGCATTTAAGTCCACCATGTATTTGGTTGGTCCTCCCCTTGCAGTATCTTCTCTATCTACAAAGAGAACTATTCAGCAACAGGTAATCAAGGTACAAGATTCTAGAGTTTCTAGAGGTGAGGGATCTGTTTCTGTATCTGACTTTGATGAGACTCTCACTAGAGTTAGAGAGTTGACTCTATCTCCTGCTTTTGATGGTCGTTACGATCCACAGACTGGATTGAAGATTGGTAATAGACAATTTACTATTATTGATGCTGCAACTGGTAGTGCATACACTCCATATAATGAGCAAGAAATCTTGATGACTATTGATGGTGTTGCCCAGAGACCAGGATACTCTTTCAAGGTTGTAGGCAATCAACTCACTTTCTTTGAGGCACCTCTTGGACCAAGAGTCACTGAAGATCAAATAGTTCCTCCCCAGAAAGCATACATCAGGGCATTCAAGTTTAGAGAAGATACAGACAATGCACGCTATCTCAAGCGTTTAAAGAATATCGCAGATTCGTTCGATGGTAGAACCAGAATCTTTGATCTCAACTGGGAAGATGGCAGTGTCGTAAAGACGCAAGTCAATGAAGATCTGTTTGTATATCTCGATGGAGTATTGCAGCAAGGTTCATATGAAATCAGAAGATTTTCAAGCCCAAACAAAACAGATCGTATCGCTTTTGATAAAGCACCCAAAAACTACAAAGACTTATACGATGCTGATGCTTTTCCACAAGAACTACAGAATGAGACATATTTCTATGGATTTGGTGTGGGTCTATATGAAAGACTTGGAATCGACAAGAGAATAATCCCATTCACTCAAAATAATCAGTATCTCATCTATGATGCTAACAATAATGTAAGAAACATCGACAATCCATTGTATGTCTATGTTTATGTTGATGGTGTTCTCCAGAGACAGAATCTATCATATAAGATCAATGGTGCTGCAATCACTTTTATGCAACCATTGGAGTATTCAGAGCAAGCAGATGGATCCTACACATGTGCAAGAGTAGATATTCTTCGTCTATATGGTAAGAATTATCAGTCTACTCTCAATTTCTTTAATTATGAAGCAGATGTATTCTATAACAGAGCAACTGTCACTTTTGATGGCGTAGGAACCTATGACACATTGTCTTCATGGTATATCTTGAATACAACCGACAAGACTACTGTTAGACAAGGCGATAGAATTTGGGGTGAAATCATCGATCTTCAACCTGGTGCTGGCAATCAGTTTACTGTCATATTGAAGTCTCAAAACATTGATTTTATTGCTGGGTCCAACATCACATTTGATAGAGGAGATGGCAACCCACTGACACTTACTTTTGCAGACTATTCTATTGCATATACAACAAATGCTGCTGGGGAGCGTATTCTAAACAGAGTTGAATCTAACTATATTCCTTTCCTACCTACTGATGATGCATTTGATAGTTATGACTATCGTGGAGAAATCCTGAAAGAGCATCCAAGTCTTCGTAGAGGAGATAAGATTCAAATTGATGGTGAACTATCTTACCGCAACATCTTGAGTTCGCCAATTTTTGCTAAAGCAACTGATTATCGCAAAGGTGGACAAGCATCTGCTAACTTCTTTGCTAAAGTTGCTGCCAGTGATTATAACGGTGATGTTCTAGGAGAAGGTCTGTCTGTCACTGCAAATATTGATACTGGTAAGGTTATTTCCTTGGATTGGAACAGAAGAGAACTCACATATTTCTTCAATAATAATATTCTAATTAATCCTACTGCATACAACTATAACAGTCCACCAGTATTGAACTTCATTCCTACTAATGGAGAAGGTGGTGGTGCTAGAGCACAAGTTCTAGTATATGGAGGTCAAATCATCGACATCATCCTGGTGGATGGTGGCTCTGGATATACTGCTCCACCAAGAGTTGTCGTATCTAGAGGATATAACATTGTCCGTGAAAACAATCACCCAGAGTTCTCTGCTGTTAGAACAATCTTTGGTGGTCAAGGTGAAGGATTGAATGCAACTATTCAAACCACATCCTCTGTCATTGATCTATATCAAAGAAATCTTATCGAACATATTGCTATTCTCCAATCTCCCAATCCTCTGGGAAGCGGAAGACTAGTAAGTAGAGGAATGCATTTGGTCACTCCTGAAATTGGAATGGGATTCCCATTTGAACAGGATATCATTACACATATTCAGTATGTTGTTGCAACTCAAACCCCATCCGCTATTGAGCAACCAACTTTTATCAGAGTCTTCCTCGAAGAACAAACTATCGGATATGGTGAGTTTGGAACAGAAAAGACTAGACACTTTACTTCTGGTGTTATTGCACTGGATGAGAATCCAAATCTAATCTTTTCTGACTTCTACACTCAAGGCAAGCTAGGTGGCACAGTTGCATCCTTCATTGATTATCTGTATTTGGATGCTGGATATGCAAATGTATCTGGTATCTCTCTTGAGCAACTGGAGTTGACTTATACACAGTTTAAGGGTATCAGCGAAGGTGTCGATACTTGGATGGAAAACATGTTATTGAATAACACATCACTAACCAGTGATGGTACAGTATTCAACCCTGGTATTCCATCTTCTCAAGAGTTGATGTCTTATCTAGATGCTCCACTGACAACATCATCTACTGTCATCTACATTCCTGACACAACTAACTTCCCAGATAGTGGTAAACTGCTCGTCGGTAAAGAACTTGTAACATATACATCCAAGTTATCTGATCGTTTGATTGGTGTTGCAAGGGGAGTCGATGGTACAACAGCAGAAGCACATTCTGCTGGTCAATTTATCAGGACTATCGGTCTAGAGACAACTCTCTAAAAACACCGTATAAATATAAATAACACAGAAATCCAACCCGTATCTCTTATTTCAATGGCTGCTATTATCTCGGAAAAGTTTAGAATTTTTAATGCGAAGCAGTTCCTAGAGTCTCTTACTGAAGGCGCTAGCGATACTGGTGCTGACCGAAGTCGCATGTACTTCTTTGTCGGCAGACCCCAAGCATGGGATTCGTTTTTAGAAGTATATTCGACAGACGGTGGTTCGTTCACCGAAGGCAACGAAGTATATGTTGGTGCCAACTATGCTGGCGCTACATTTAAGGCAACAATCGCAAAGATTCTTCCTGAAAGTCTTCTACTTAACTTGGTAGGACCACTTCCAACTAGTGCTCCTGCTCTGGGATCTCTGTTGAAAGAATACGACGGTTCGGCGGATACGGGTGTCCAAGCAACCACGGGTGTTTACAGATATTCTACAGAGAACGTTCCTCCTGTACCTCTTGATAACCTAACCGAGAAATTCAGCGTTTACAGTGACATCATTGCAGCGAAGAGAATCACTTCTTCCTATGCAAGATCTGTTGTAAGAAGATACAACTGGGACACAGCGAACAATCCAAAGTTCGACATGTGGAAACCCAACTATTCTGCTACCCCTGCTGGTGGTGGTCAGGTCGGTGTTGGAACCGCTCTTGGTGGATCTTCTATCTCTGGAGCAAAGTTCTATGTAATGAACCAGGGTTATGAGGTATTCAAATGCCTTTACAACGGTGAATCTGTTGCTAACCCATCTGGCGTCAACGTAGTTCACGAACCCAAAACCAATCCTTCTGCTGGTCTCGGTACATATTCTAACGGCATCTTTACTGCTCCTGATGGATCTTACATCTGGAAGTACATGTACACCATGCCTACTGATGATGTACTAGCATTCCTCTCTTCTGACTTCATGCCTATTGCGGCAGCAGGAGAAACAAGCAGAGTTGCAACCGAAACTGCTGCAGTTGCTGGTTCTATCAACGTTGCACTAATCAAAGATGCTGGCACTGGTCTTACCAACGGCACCTTCTATGCTCCTATTCTAGGTGATGGTGCAGGCGGTATCGTCAAACTGACCGTTACTGGTGGTTCTATCTCTGCTGCTGAAATTGAAGCAGTGGGTTCTGGATACACTTATGCTTCTGTCCCTGTTGTAACTGGTGTTGCTTCTGGAACTGCTGGAAGCACTGAAGCAATCGGACTCTTCACTGATACAGCACTAACTGTATCTCAAGCAGTTGCAGCAACATCCGCTGCAGCACTAGAAGTAATTCTCCCTCCTCAAGGCGGTCACGGTTCTGACTTCGAGACTGAACTCAATGCAAAGCGTGTCATGACGAACATTCGTCTCACCTTTGTTGAGAACGCAGGAGACTTCCCTGTAGATAACGACTTCCGTCGTATCGGTATTATCAAGGATCCCCTTGAGTTTGGCACAACCACCTTTGCTACTGCCGACACCCTATCTGGTCTCAAGGCAGTCAAACTGACTGGAGCAACTGGAAACTTTACTCCAGATGAGATGATCTCCCAGACCGTCGCTGGTGGCACTGCAAAGGGCACTGTAGTCTCTTGGACCCTAGATGCTGGATCTCCTACTCCAACACCTTCTACCCCTGGTAG